AGTTAAAAGTATTTTAGATAACTTGAGAAACTACTGGCCGGTAACTTTAAGACAGCTTTACTATCAGTTAGTTAGTAAGAATATAATTGAGAATAAACGCTCAGCTTATAATTCATTATCAAAGCTGGTTAAGTATGCTCGTCTTGATGATTATATCCCCTGGGAGGCGATTGAGGATAGGTTAAGACAAGCAAATCTTAATAGTGGTTGGAGCGATAAAGAGGAGTTTTTAAGAGGAGAGGTTGATAATTTTCTTAATGGATACAGGCGTCATCTTCAACAGGGACAGAAAAATTACATTGAAATATGGATTGAAAAAGACGCTTTGGCAAGCATTTTTCAGAGAGTAGCTGATCCTTTTTGTATCCCGGTGTGTATATGTAGGGGTTTCTCCTCTGTGAGTTTCTTAAATGATTTACGAGACAGATTGATGAGAAGACTACAAAAAAAACAGCGACCTATATTGCTTTATTTTGGAGACCTTGATCCCTCTGGAGAGGAAATGCTACCCAGTATGAAATTAACACTGGAGGCAGAGATGGGAGTTTTAGGTGTAACTTATAAGAAGATAGCTTTAACCAAAGACGATGTTAAAAGATATGATCTCCCTCACAATCCAAATGCCGTAAAAAAAACTGATAGTAGATACCGTAAGTTTGTAAAGAAATACGGATTATATGCGGTTGAGCTGGACGCATTACCCCCGGACATTTTACAAAAAAGGATCAAAGAAGCTATAACAGAAAATATTGACTTGTCACAATTTAACCAGGAAACTGAAAAGGCAAAGAAGGAAGAGTTAATCTTGGTAGGTTTTAAGGAAAAAATGAAGGATTGGGTTGATCAAAATTGGAAAAGTTAAGAGGTGTTAAAATATGAGCAAAAAAAGAAGAATTGAAAAGATAGAAGAGTCCTGTTGGCTATATAATAGGCTGATTAAAAATTTAATGATTAATTAAAAAACTAATTAAAAGAAATTAACATTTAATAGATTAGTAATAGTAAGGATTTATGTAAGAGATTTGCAAAAGCATTAGAATACTCACTAAAATATCTAACAAAAATACAACAATTATACAAGAAAATATATACAAAATTTTTTGAAGTTCTCTGGAGTTATGATTGGAGTTATTATTTTTATTCAAAGTTATAAATTATAGGGTCTGAAACATTACACTACCAAAAGTTTTAATTCCTCATAGGTAGATTGAAAAGCTTGTGGAAATTTTACCACAAGGTAGGTTTTAATTCCTCCAGGTAGATTTAGAAATTTTCAGACAATTTTCAGATAAATTTCAGATAAATCAAAAATGGAATTGGAAATCTTTATCAGTTACGAACAATTCAATTCTCAATTAGCTGGTTCTTGTAAGTAATTTAATTGGAAGGAAAATATAAAAAGTGAGGTGAAAAATGAGAAAAAAATTCCTATGCGTAGATTGCGCTCATAAGCATAGATTTGAATTGCCAGAAAAACAGGGAATTGCTCTTCGTGATTATGTCTTAATTGACGGGGAGAAGTGGGTCAATTATCATCGTCCGCCTTCCCGGAAAGTGAAATGTAATGAGTGCAGAAAAAAAACAAGATATGTCTTTGAAGTAATGAAATGAAAAAAAGTAAAAGGACCTATCTAAAAGAAGATGGCTTTTTAAAAAAAAAAAATTTCTTTAATCCCGGCTCCTCCTTTACTAAGAAAATTTTCTATATGTGGGATGGATACCCTGTACTTATTATATATAGTACTAGGTGACACAAAAAAAGGGTTAAACCCAGGACTGGTGCAGTTAAAGTTAGGTTTTAAAATTAAGAAATTTTTGCTATATAAACAGGGCATAACAAGAGAGTATATAGAAGGAAAATAAAAAATTATCCATAATTAAAGAGAGGTGAAAAAATTTGAAGATAACTTGGAAAAGCGAGAAAAGGAAGTTAAGTGAGTTAAAGGGGTGGGAGAGAAATCCTAGGGAGGCAACAGAGAAAGAAGCAGAAGACCTTACTAAAAGTTTAAATCGATTTAATCTTGCTGACCCAATAATAATAAATACTGATGGCACTATAATCGGTGGTCATTTTAGATATAGAATTCTTAAAAAGAAAGGCATAAAGGAAGTTGATGTTAGAATTCCAGAAAGGGAATTAAATGAGAAAGAAGTCGAAGAGTTAAATCTCCGCTTGAATAAAAATCTAGGGCATTTTGACTATGATGCACTTGCAAATTTTTCTGAAGATTTACTATTAGATGTAGGCTTTGAGAGCGAGGAACTCGATGACATCTTCGGACTGGATATAGACGAGGATTTTGACGTAGAAAAGGAATTAGAAAAAGTTTTAAAAAATGGGACGAGAAGGGCAGAAGATGGACAGATCTGGCAATTGGGAGAACATAAGTTGATTATAGGTGATTGTGTGGACCGGGAAAATTGGGAGAAGTTACTGGGAGAGGAGAGGTTTGACTTCCTTTTCACCGACCCCCCGTACCGGCTAGCTTATACGCAGCGGGCGAGAAAGGTTAAGACGAAGAATGGAGCAAAGTTAAAGAAAGATAAAGTTTATTTAAGCACAGGTGAAACCGATAGTAAAGGGAGATTTAAGGGTTACGTCAAAACAAAAAATGGCTTTGGTTACAGAGCCCAGAGGAGTTATTTAGGTGTAGAGAAAAGAGGTGGGGTTCCGGAATACGAAGACTGGTTAAACCTCGCTAATGAATTTCAGAATCCAAATGGTGCGAATATAATGGTCTTCGAGAACTGGAGAAATGTTGTCTCGTTATGGAAAGTAATGGAGAAATATTGGAAGATAAAAAATATGATAATCTGGCATTTGCCTAATCGCTGTCAAGGCTTCTCCAGGAAGTATATGTTTTTTAACAAATACGATATTGCACCATTAGCCGGCGAGGGAGTATTGAATGAAGAATATGAAAAAGAGTTAGACGAATATTTGCAGGAAAAGGGCCAAAAGATTTTGGACAGTTATGAAATTATAATCTATGGGGAAAAAGGAAAGGCATATTGGGATAGAAGAAAAGGAACCAAATGGGCAAGAGCCACTGACCATGTCACACATTCGGCAGCAACAGGGAAATCAAGCGGACAAAGCATAATCTTCGGCACAAAACCAATTCAGATTTTAGTGCCCTATACGAAAATTTTATCTCCAAGAAACGGGATAGTAGTAGACCCGTTTGGAGGCTCGGGTAGTACTTTAATTGCTTGCGAAATTATGAAGCGCAAATGTAGAATGATTGAAATAGAACTCATTTATGCAGAAGTAATTTTAAATAGGTGGGAGAAATTTACTGGTAAAGAAGCTGCAAAGTTATGAACTTATCAGAACGTGAAAAGAATTATATCCAGGAAATGCGGACGGGGTTTAAATTAGGGATTTTCGGGAGTAGAACATTGGAGAGCGATGAACGGATAAGAGAAATTATAGAAGATGAAATGGAAAAGTATAATGTTAAAGAAATTATAACGGCGGCAGAAATAAAAGGAGTGAGTGAAGAAGCAAGGAGAATAGCCCACAGAAAAGGATTATGCCAAACATTATTTTCTCCTGACGAGAAGAGATTTGCTGAAGGATGTTACCATTTTCGTAGTATATTAATAGCAACTAATTCTGATAGACTTTTGATAATTTGGGATGGAGAAAGTAAAGGAACAAGGGGAGAAATTGAGTTATGTAGAGATTTAAGATTAGACTTTGATTTATTTAAAGTAAAAACAGAAGAAAATTTTAAAGTCGGTGAGGCTGAATTTAATATAGAAGGAGTTTAATGAGAAATGAGTGCACCATATACAACCAAAATACGGGAAAAAAAGAAAAAAGCAGCGTTAGAGTCATTAGCTAAAGGGAGTTCTATCAATCAAGCTTGTAAAGCAGCGCAGATAGATAAAACCACTTTATGGCGTTGGAGAAAGAAAAGTAAAAAGTTCAACGATAAGGTTTTAACTATTTTGGACAGTAGAACTCAAACGGTGGAAGATGCTCTTTACAAAGCAGCAATAGATGGAGACGTAAAAGCGCAAATATTTTGGCTAAAGAATAGAGGTTATGATAGGTGGCGGGATAGATATGAGCAAAATTTAGGTGGTAATCTTAATTTTAAGATTATTTCGGCAGTCCCAAGGCCTGAAGAGATGAAGAAGGAAAAATAAGTGATGATGGATTATACTAAAAATGGAAATTGACCTTTCTAAAATTTATCAACCTACGGAGAAGCAAAAACTTGCTCACTCATCAAAGGAGCGTTTTACATTTTTTGGTGGCGCGATGAGAGTGGGAAAATCAGCTTGGGGTTGCAATGAAGGATTACAGCTGTCTTTAGATTATCCTGGTAATAGGGGTTTAATATGTAGATGGGAGTTATCCTCATTAAAGCGGACTACGCTTAAAACATTATTTGAATTTTTACCCTCCGAACTAATCAAAAATTATAATAAAAGTGATGGAGAAATAGAGCTTATTAACGGCTCGGTTATTTTTTATATGGGGCTTAAATCATCTAAATCGATAAACGCTTTAGAGCGCTTGAAATCCCTTGAACTAGGATGGTTCTTTCTTGATGAATGCACAGAGGTAGAAAGAAAATATTTTGACCTGCTAAAAACAAGATTATCTTTAAAGCTTCCTAATGGAAGGCACCCTTACTATAGAGGTCTTTTAGCTTCTAACCCAGAGCCGGGCTGGGTTAGAGAAACTTTTATTGACCAGAAATTAGGTGACCACATTTTTATACCGGCATTGCCTAAAGATAATCCTTATCTTGACCCTAACTATATTGAGAATTTAATAAAAGACCTTCCCCCTGAAATGATAAAGAAATATTTAGAGGGTTCCTGGGACGTTATTGAGGGAAATGATTATGTTTTCCCTTATTCTTTGGTTAAGCAAGCGGTAGAAAGGGAATTGGAGAGAACAGAGCCTAAAGAAGCAGGAATTGATATAGCAAGATTTGGAGGAGACAGTAATGTTGTTGTAATAAGAGAAGGGGCGGTTGCTAGAATTGTATATGAATCTAAATATCAAGATACTATGAGAACTACTGGAGAAATTGGGTTAATCTTAGAGAAGGAGAACCCCTCTATCTCTAAGATAGATGCTGTTGGCATTGGAGCAGGATGTTTTGATAGGTTAAAAGAGCAGGGTTTTAATGTAGCTGAAATTATAGGAGGGTTTTCTCCGAGAGATAAAGAGCGGTTTTATAATGCACGCTCTGAAAATTATTGGAGCTTCAGAGAAAAGTTAGAAGCTGGATTAGTTGATTTACCTAATGATACCAAGCTTATTAGTGAGTTATGCAGGATAAAATATAAGATTATGAGCGATAGACGTATTCAGATTGAATCTAAAGAAGAAATGAAAAAAAGAGGATTAAAGTCTCCCGATAGAGCTGACGCGGTTATTATGGCATTTACTGGCGGGGAGGGAAGAATAAGAAGAAGAAAAGTTCCTCCTACTACAGGCTTTAAAATAGGAAGATATCCAAGGGATGTTCAACAAATGATAAGAGCAGAAAAAAGAAGAATGAGGGGAAGGCCAAGTTTTTTAAAGGAAAGATAAAAGTAGAAAACTTTAGGGATAAGAATAGTGCTTTGTACATATCTAATTTCAGGACATTTGAGAGGGTTTTAAAAGATATTAGGGTAAATATAAGCCTTTGCTCCTAAACTCTTAAAATAGGGGGGTTTCTGGGGCAATTTGGGGAGATTTTTTAAGTAGGAAAGAGTTAAAAATAGCTATTATAAAAATTTGAGAAAAATTATTTTTATCGAGGATAAGAGAAAATATCCCTGAATGAGAAAAGAAGGTTGAGAAAGATAGGACTGGCTTTAAAAAACAAGGCTTAAAATTAAGGCTTATATAGACAAGGTAAAAAAGAGAAAGCTTATTGTCAGCTTACTCAAAGAAAGCGCTTGTATGGGCTTAATATGGGGCGTTTTTGAAAAACTATCTTGTAGCCAGTTGTTACTAAAAGGTTGACAAGATAAAAAATTATGATATAATATAGCAAATAGTAAATTAATAAGAGGAAATAAAATGTCCCGAATGATAAAATTAAAAGAAGTTGCAGAGAGACTGGGGCTACACATTAATACAGTCCGAAGGTATATCCAGGAAGGTAAAATTCCAGTGGTGAAATTTGATAAAGCTATGAGAGTGGAACAAGAGGACTTAGAGGAATTTATAAGAGAAAGAAAGACGGGAGTAAAGAAATGAAAGCATTAGGCTATGCTAAAATATTTACCCGGGAGCAGAGAAGAGAGGGTGTATCTCTGGAAACTCAAGAAGATAAGATAATTCCCACACTGGAGAATTTAAGACAAAGAGCTAACCAGATATTTAGTTTTCTTGACATAAGCTCCTCTACCCGGAAAGATTATACTTATAGAATTAGTTTATTCTTAGAATTTGTAAGTGAGAGGAGTTTTAATAATAACAGCTTCTTAGAGTTTAAGCGTTACCTTCAAGAAAGAGATGATATTAGGGCGGCTACTAAAAATAAATATTTAGCATCGGCAAGAGTATTCTTAAAAGAGCTTGCAAGAAATGGAGCTATACCCATAGATATAACCCTTAATGTTAAGAGCTTTAAGCAAGGTAAAAAGCATAAGAAGGAAGGGTTAACTGAAGATGAAATAAATAAACTTGCTGAAAGAATAAAAAGTCTTTCTGATACTCCGGAGAATGCAAGACTAAAGGCTTTATTCTGTTTATTTGCCCTGCAGGGATTAAGGCAGATTGAGGTGGTTAGATTAAATGTTGAGGATTTAGATTTAGTTACAGGCCTTGCTTATATTCAAGGAAAAGGCGAAGATGATAAAGAGCTAATATACTTAAATCCGGAGACAGTTAAAGCATTAAAGAAATACATTGAAATTTGCAGGATCGGCTCAGGAAGTTTATTAAAAAGCCTGGGAAATAGAAAGAACGGAAGGCTAAACAGTATAACCATAAAAAGAGAGTTTAAAGCCTTATTTAAAACTTTAAGTATAAATAAAACTGTTCACGGATTTAGGCATTATTTTATTACTCATCTTTTAAAAAGTTTTGATGTCGGCACAGTGAGAAAATTCTCAAGGCATAAAAGTTTAGATATGCTAATTGTTTATGATGATGAGATAAATTTAGCAGAAAAAAAAGATAAAGTTTTTAGTTGCTTTGAGAATATAAAAATAGCTTAATGTTACCTAATGTAATTAGTGAAACGGAATAAGATTTATGGCTAAAGAAAGATTAAGCAAACTTCAAAAGGATATTTTAATTACTCTTTACAGAGAAGGAAAAACAACAGATATGCTTAACGAATATAGTAAAGAAGAAAATAAGGGGAAAATAGCCGAGCTAAAAAAACAAGGATATAAGTTTGGCTGGAAGAATAAGAATCCCTTAATCCCAGAAGAACTATGTTTTACAAAAAAAGTAATAGTTTATGAATTAAAAAGATTAGCACTTCTTTTTAAAGTTTATAATTGGCAAAAATACAACGCATATAAAGAAGGCTGGTATGGTTTTAGTTGGTGGAGAGGATATCCTAAAGGTTATCTTAAAAAACAGGTTTCTTTTACCCGAAGCCTACGAAATCTTTGTGGCAAGCGTTTAATTGATTTAATGGGTGGTTTTGGGGCAATTCAAGTTTATGATAAAGAACTCGCTAAAAAGTTAGGGATAGAACCAAATGATTTTGAAAAAGAAAAAGAAGAGGCTTTTGAAAAAGAAAAAGAATACTACAAAAAAGTAAAGGGGAAAAACCCGGAAATAGGAACTTTTAAGGAATGGTGGACAAAATCATTTATGGGGGGACCTACAAGGAAAAGTATTTGGGAGAGCTGGCATAACAGCAGAATAAATAGAAATGTAAAAAAGATAAGGCTTACGCCCGATGGTATTAAAAAAGCAAGAGAACTTCTTATTGTTAAATCTTGAAGCGAATATTTTTATTTAACAATAAGAGAACTAAAAATTAACCCTAAATAGCTTAATGTTACATAAGGATAATTACATAACATTGAAAAGGGACGGTTTTTATACAAACACTTATAAAAAAGGACGTAATCGATTATGAAACTTGAAATTAAGAGAGTAACGACAGAAAAAAAAGCATTTTTAGGTCCTAAATTTACCAACCAATCCACCAAGACAAGAAGAAAAAAGCTAAAAAACATTTGACATATTCTGTAATTATTTATACAATGTAACCCAAAAGGAAAACATTTTTAAAAAAAGGAGGAAAAGGATGCTTTTTGTAGGAGTAAGAGAGCTTAGATTAAAGACAGCTAAAATTTTACAAAAGATAGATCAAGGAGAGCATATCTTTATAACCTATAGAGGTAAACCTCGGGCTGTCATTCAACGAATTACCGAAGATGAAATAGAAGACTATATCCTTTTAAACCATCCCGAATTTAAGAAAAAGATAGAGCAAGCTTATAAAGAATCTCTTGAAGGTAAGGTTACCGACCTTGATGAGTTAATTGATGAAACAAAGAAAGAACTTGCCAAAATTTAGAGTAGTTATCACCGATATCGGTAAAAAAGATTTACAACGGATTAAAGCCGACTTAAGAGCGAAATTATTAGAAAACCTCAAGATATTAGAAATCTCACCTTTCCCTACCATTAAACCCATAAAGAAAATAAAGGCATCCCGTAACATCCCCCTATTTCGATTAAGGTCCGGTGATTACCGGATTGTTTTTCATGTTAGGGATACGACAGTCTATGTTTTTACGGTAATTAATCGAAAAGATTTTGACAGGGCGATAAAAAATGTGGTTAAATCAGTTGAGAAATGGATAAAGAATATATAAAATTACTCCCATAAAAATTTTAAGAA